CGCGTGAGATCCTTCGTCGCCTGCTCGATCCCGGACATCGAGACGCCGGCCAGTTCGCCGGCGCGCTCGAGCGTCTGGATCGAGGCCACGGTGGTCCCGAGCGACTGAGCCAGCTTGGCCTGCGCGTCGATCGTCTGCAGGCCGGAGCGGACCATGGCAACGGCCGCGGCGGTGGCAGCAGCGACCGCAGCCGCTGCCGCGACGCGCACCCGGCGCGCAAAGCCAGCGAGCCGGGCGTTCGCCGTTTCCATCTCGCGGCTTAGCCGTCCGAAACCGCGCGCTCCGGCCTCGCCCACGCCTTCCAGCTCGGCGCGCACCTGTCGCCCGCCGACCGCGGCGAGGCGGACGCTGACGCGTTTCTCGGCCATCTGGGTCCTCTCGATATGATGTCGGACTTGAGAGCGTCTCACCGCCCCCTTGAAATGCGTATCATGTCGTGATACATTCCCTCATGATCGTCAGCACGAAGGGCAAGCACGCGACGAACGCGGTGGCAGACCGGTTCGGCAAGGGTTTCCCGGCCGACCTGGTCAAGCGAACGCGGGCGATGCTGTCGGCACTCGATGCCGCCGTGGTCCTCGAGGATCTCCGGTTTCCGCCGGGCAATCACCTCGAGGAACTGAAGGGCGACCGGGCGGGGCAGCATTCGGTGCGTATCAACGGCCAGTGGCGCATCTGCTTCGTGTGGACCGATCAGGGACCGGCCGATGTCGAGATCGTCGACTACCATTGAAAGGGCGCGAGATGACACTGATGAAGAACCCCTCTCACCCCGGCGAGGTCCTCTCGGAGCTCTATCTCGGGCCGCTCGACCTTAGCCCGATCGCGCTCGCCAAGCGTCTTCACGTTCCGCGCACGCGGATTGAGCGACTGGTGAAGGGTGAAACCGCGCTCACCGTGGACACCGCAATCCGGCTCGCGAAGTTCTTCCGCACGACCCCGGAATACTGGATGAACCTGCAGCGGGCATGGGATCTCGCGCGGGCACGCGACACGATCGACGTTTCAGACATCACGCCCCTCGAGGCCGCCTGACGCCATCTGTTCGTTCAGCTTCACGACCATCACCACTTCGATCACGGGCAACAGTTCGGCCGCCGCGGCGGGAGGCACCCCGAGCGCTTCGCCAACCGCGAGTGCCGAGGTCAGATCCCAGCCGATGACGGCGCCGGGCAGCACGCGCAGCTGACCTCCGAGGCGACCGACCAGATCCCAGACCTGCCAGCCTTCATGTGTGAGCGGACGGTTCAGCCGCGCCGGGCAGTCCGGGCACGGCCCTTGGCAGGCTTGGCAGTATCGCTCGCCCCCGCCGAAGGACCAGTCGGCGAGAGCGCGGAGGCGTTTTTTTCCTGTTCCAGCAGCAGACCCTTCGAGACGTAGCTCAGCTGGAACGCCTCGAAGATCGGCCAGACGTCCAGCAACGCGTCGATGGCGTCGGGGCTGGGGTCGATGGGGGTGCCGTGCGAATCGCCGATGCCGTCCCACGCGAGCACCGCCCGTCGCGCGAGCGCCTTGGCGAAGGCAACCGCGCGTTCCTCGTCGGAGGCGTCCTCCGGCACCGCCTCGACGGCGGGGTCGCTGCGCGTCGCCACCATCAGGGCGGTAGTCAGGGGGCGCAGCTGCAGCCGCACGCCGGGCGCCAGATCATGCCATCGCGGGGCGTTGGTCAGGTCGAGCGTCAGCATTCTCAATACACCTCGATGTCGTTGATCAGGGTTGCGGTGCACATCCGGCCGACGGTGCTGTCGCGCGCGGCCTGCCAGTCGAAGGTGGCCTGCACGCCCTGCGGTCCGGAGATCTCGATCCGCGGGCGCGGCAGGTAGACGGCGTGCACGGTGAAGGTGAAACTTTCGCCCGAGGGGAGGACGTAGGCGAATTCCATCTCGCAGGCCTCGCCGTTGATCGCTTGGTTTACCAGCGTCTGGTCGGCGAAGCGCACCTCGATCCGGCCGGTCAGCGCGGCGATGGACGGGTCCGCCCCGTCGATGCGCCCGTCCGAACGAATGGTTTCGATCCGGTCGAGGTTGTTGGCATAGGTGATCTCGGCCGAGACCACGTTGCCGAGGGCGGTGCCATTCCGGGTGATCGACCCGTTGAAATGGCCGAAACGCTTCGGCTCCAGCGCGGCCGGTGTTCCGGCGTTGGTGGTCGCGCCGACCGTCTCGCCCTGCGCCACCAGCCGCGCCGTCGCGGTCAGCAGCCCCGAGCGCTGCATCTGCCAAATCAGCTGGTCGAGCATGCAGCCCGAGTACATCGCGTAGCGCGGCACCTCCGGCATGCCGGTCTCGATGGCGAGGCTCGGCAGGGTCCAGGCGCCAGACTGGAACTCGTGCGTGAACGGCCCAGGCGCCGTGCCGGTCGTGGCAGGCGGCCCGAAGGCCGCCTTCAGCCAGAACCCGAAGGCCTCGGCGTCAAGCGGCACGACCACATCGCCGTCCGCCGTCACTGCGTCCTTGATCGGCGCCAGCGGGTCGCGGCCGTAGCCGAGAAGCTCGGAGTTCAAGAGCGGTTGCTCCGCGCCGAGCGTGGTGCTGGCGAAGGGCATCCTCGTGAAGCCGCCCGCGGGCGGCGTGCCATAGACGGTCTCGAACGCAAGCGCCATCAGCGCCCGCGCCCCCTGGGCTCGTGCCATAGTGATCTCCTCGGGTTGTTGGGATCAGCCGAGCGGGTCGGCCGAGGTGTAGTGCAGCACCACCGGGATCACGGCCGCCTTCAGGCTCGCCGCACCCTCGACCGGCAGATCAACCGGGCGCGGCGCTTGCGCCTCGACCCAGTCGCAGACCCCGCCCAGCGTTCGGTCAGCGGCGAGCGCCGCGCCGATGCTGGAAGTCAGCATGTCGAAGGCGGCGTCACGGTCGGCGCCATGCACAACCGCCTCGATCTCGGCACGGTGCTGGTAGTGGTAGGCCAGCGGCGAGAGCGTGACCTCGGGCTCCCCAGGCTCGCCGTCGCGCAGGATCAGCAACCCTTTTGCCGGCACGCGCTCGGGCAGCACCTCGCCGCGTAGCGCGGTGGCGGGCAACGCCGAAAGCCGCGCAAGCAGCCTGGCGAGGATGGTTTCGCGTGGGGTCATTGATTGTGAGGGGCGGCAATCGCCTCGAGCACCGGACAGTCCGGAACCTCGGCGCCTGAACATCGCGAAGCGGTCGCGGCGAGCACGGCCTCCATACGCTGCAGATCCGCGATCTTCGCGCGAATGTCGGCAAGGTGGCGGTCCGTGCGTTCCTTGACCTCGGCGCAGGTCGGCGCGGTGCCATCCTCGAGCCCGAGCAATCCGCGGATGTCGTCCATCGGGAACCCCAGTTCCCGCGCGCGCAAGATGAAGCGCAACCGTCCGGCATGCGCGGCGGAGTAGATGCGGTAGCCCGCGCCCGTCCGCGGCGGGTCGGGCAAGAGGCCCGCTTTCTCGTAGTAGCGGATCGTCTCGATGTTGCATCCGGTCGCACGGGCCAGGTCGCCGCGCGTCAGACCGCTCTCGCTCTCGTGATCGGCCATGCAGTTTTCCCTCTTGAGCCTGTAGTTGCTACAGACCCTACACGTCTCGTCAATCACGGACGAGAGGAACGCGTCATGGCCCTGACAGACGACAGAACGGACACCAACGCCGCAGAACCTTCGCCCCGCAAGGGCTGGCTGGCGGCGGGCGGGATGCTGGGCGCGTTTCTCGCCTCGGCCTGCTGCATCGGGCCGCTGGTGCTGCTGACGCTCGGCATCTCGGGAGCCTGGATCGCCAACCTCACGGCGCTGGAGCCCATGAAGCCGATCTTCGCGGTGATCGCGCTCGGCTTCATCGCGGCGGGGTTCCGGCAAGTCTATTTCCGCAAACCGACCGTCTGCGAACCCGGCTCCTACTGCGCGCGCGCGTCCTCGGCGCGGATCACCAAAACCGCCCTCTGGGCCGCGCTCATCCTCGTTCTCGCCGCGCTCAGCATCAACTGGTGGGCTCCGCTTCTCTACTGACCCGAAAGGAACCCTGATGAAACTCCTGTCTGTCCTCGCCCTTTTGGCCCTGAGCACGGCACAGGCGATCATCGCCATGCCTGCGACCGCCCAGTCCGTCGCCGCGGAACAGACCGTCACGTTCACGGTCGACAACATGACCTGCGCGCTCTGTCCCGTCACAGTGAAGCGCGCGATGGAGGGCGTCGCGGGCGTGCGCGCCGTCGAAATCGACTTCGACGCCCGTACCGCCACTGTGATCTTCGACACCGCCTCGACCAATGCAGAGGCCATCGCGACCGCCTCGGCAAACGCTGGCTACCCGGCGCGAGTCCCGGGCTAGGGCATGTCGGAGCGGACCGACCGCAGGCTGATCGCGACAGGGATCGTCGGCACCGTCATCGCGGCGCTCTGCTGCTTCACGCCGGTGCTCGTGGTGCTTCTGGGCGCTTTGGGACTGTCGGCCGCGCTTGGCTGGATCGACTACGTGCTGCTGCCCGCGCTCGCCTTCTTCATCGCACTGACAGTCTGTGCCGTCTGGCGTCGTCAGCGGCGCCGGAACCACTGCTGAGGAAGGAATAACCGATGATGACACAATGCCTTGTCGGAATGGCCACGTTCGGCCCGGGCTGGACGCTAACCGCGGTCCTGATCGCGGCCACAGCCGCTGGCACCTATGTGCTGACCAGGCGTGCGGATGACCGCGAAAGGCCCCCCGCATGAAAGACGATTGCTGCATGCCCGCAGGCGAATTCGACCTCGCCGTTATCGGCGCCGGATCGGCCGGCTTTTCCGCAGCGATTACCGCCGCCGAGGGAGGCAAGCGCGTCGCGCTGATCGGGCACGGCACCATCGGCGGGACCTGCGTGAACGTGGGCTGCGTGCCGTCCAAGACGATGATCCGCGCGGCCGAGGCGGTGCACGGCGCCGGGGTTGCAGGGCGCTTTCCCGGCCTTTCGGGGGGCGCGCAGGTTGACGACTGGGCGGCGCTCGTCGCGGGCAAGGACGACCTTGTCGCGACCCTGCGGCAGAAGAAATACGCCGACCTGCTGCCGGCGTACACGGGCGTCACCTATATCGACGAAGGCCCCGCGCGGCTGGTCGAAGGCGGCGTCGAGATCGATGGGCGCCGGATCGCGGCGCCGAAGGTCATCGTCGCCACCGGCGGGCGCTCCGCCGTGCCGGACATCCCCGGTATCCCGGACGTCCCCACGCTCGACAGCACGTCGCTTCTCGAACTGGATCGGCTGCCCGAGAGCCTCGTCTTCCTCGGCGGCGGCTATATCGGCGTGGAGCTGGCGCAGATGATGGCGCGGATGGGCGTGCAAGTGACCATCGTCTGCCGCTCGCATCTGCTGCCGCGCACCGCGGCCGAGGTGTCCGAAGCGCTCACGGAGACATTGCGTGGCGAAGGGCTGACGGTCATCGACGGAGTGAGTTATGACTCCGTACGACGCGACGGCGACCGCGCGCGCCTCACCGTCACAGTGGACGGCGCCGCGCGGGACCTGGTCGCCGACCACCTGGTCCTGACCACGGGTCGCGCGCCCAACACCGAGGATCTGGGGCTGACTGAGCTGGGTGTCGAGACCGACGCGCGCGGCGCGATCAAGGTCGGCCCTGACATGGCCACGAGCCGCCCCGGCATATATGCGGCGGGTGACGTGACCGACCGCGACCAGTTCGTCTACATGGCGGCCTACGGCGCCAAGCTCGCTGCCCGCAACGCGGTTCTGGGCGGCGCCGAGCGGTACGACAACGCCGCAATGCCATGGGTGGTGTTCACCGATCCGCAAGTCGCCGGCGTTGGACTGACCGAGGCGCAAGCACGCGATGTCGGCCATGACGTCAAGACCAGCGTTCTGACCCTCGACAACGTGCCTCGCGCGCTAGCGGCGCGGGATACACGCGGGCTGATCAAGCTGGTCGCAGACGTGGGCACCGACCGCCTTCTGGGCGGCGTCATCATGGCGCCGGAGGGCGCCGACAGCGTGCAGACACTCGCCATGGCGCTGAAGGCCGGCATGACCACGAAGGCTCTCGGAGAGACGATCTTTCCCTATCTGACCACCGTCGAGGGCCTGAAGCTCGCGGCACAAACGTTCGACATGGACGTCGAAAGGCTCAGCTGCTGTGCCGGTTGAGGGGCCGGAACACCTCGCGGTCGTCCGTCGTTCGGTGCAGGTCCATATCATCCGAGCCTCCCCTCCACCCAGTTGGCCGCGATCAGCCCAGGCACCGCGTCATGCGCGCGCTCCGCGTCGCGGTCCAGATCCAGCCGCTTCGGCAGCTTGACCTGCGGCACCAGCAGGAAGATCGGCACAGTCGTGCGCCCGCGGCCGGTCCTAGAGCGTGATGCGACAGCGAGCCCCCGGCTGTTCAGCCGCCCCTCTGCCACCAGCAGGCTGGGGCCGCGCCGGCGGTATACGAACTGCAAGCGCAGGCCGCGCCGTCGCTCCCATTCGCCGGGGGTGATCTTGCCACCGCGGAGGCCGCGGCCGGCTGCCTCGGTCGGGATCGCGAGCCAGAACCCGTCCTTCGAGCGGATCAGCGGGCCGGTGTCGTGGGCGCCGACGATGACCGGCGCCTTCGACCAGACCAGCGCCGCGGCGTTCAGGCTCTCGCCGGCCTTCGGGAAGGTCTGGCTCCGGATCGAGTTTGCGAGCCGCCGGCCGAGCCCCGCGCCGATGATCTGGCCGCGCCAGGCAGTCTTCAGCCCCGTGCCGGCCTCGCGCACGGCGGTGGTCACGGCCTTCTCGCCGGCCTTCACCTCCGCGGCCATGGCGGCGACGAGATCGGGCGTGATGTCGAGCTTCAGCTTCATCCGCGCCGCCATTCAGTTTTTTTCCTGCATGTGACACACTCACCCGACAGCAATGGGGAGAGAAAGATGAGCGACCGCGCCGTGTACGTTGAGAAAATGAAGGCGAAGCTGGACGAGTGGAACGCCGAAATCGACAAGCTGCAGGCTCAAGCCAAGGCCGCAGAGGCCGAGAACAGGGCGAAGTACGAAGAGCAGCTTGAAGAGATGCGCAGGCAGCGCGACGAGGCACAGGCCAAGATGAAGGAAGCGCAAGCCGCGAGCGATGCGGCGTGGGACGACATGCGCAAGGGGATGGAAAACGCCTGGGAGAACATCTCGAACTCGTTCCAGAAGGCCTGGAGCCGCTTCCAGTAATCTGATCCCCGCCTGTTGCAGTTTCATACGGGCCTCAGATCGACGGTCCAGACCAGCCTTTCGCGGTCCCGGACCGGCTCGCCCTGGATGAGGAAGGCCTCTCCTTCGATCTCGATGCGCTCGCCAGGGCGCGGGCTCGCCACCTCTGCCACGCGCAGATCGATCCGGGTTGTCTCCGACCAGAGCCGCGCCTCGCCGAAACCGGTGATCTCGTCCGCACGTCGTGTGACCACGCGGACGAGTTGGGGCGCACCACCCGCGGGCGTATAGACAGCATCCCGCACCATATTCGGATCCCCGAAGAGCGTCTCTATGGCGATCGCGAAGATCGACATCGCGCTCAGTTCGAGCTGTGCAGGCGGATCGCGAGGCGCGGCCGCTTGTTGACCGGCAGGATCGAGGCCTCGGTCATCAGGTCGATCCAGCGGCCCTTGGCGTCGATCATCTGGCGGGCGTAAAGCGGCAGGCCGACGGTGTTCGCGGTTTCCAGAAGGTTCGCAGGCCCGCCGTAGGTGGTGAAGGTGTCGAAGGTACCGAGCGGAAACGCGATTCCCTCGCCCGCAGGGATCAGCCGTTCGGAGGTGCCGTTCGAGAGAGTGACGGAGCCGTTGTATTCCTCGAAGAGGATACCCGCGAAGTGGAAGGCGCGGCGCATGTCCTCGCGCAGCGGCTGGCCACCGGTGGCCGAGAAGAACTTGTAGGCGTCCTCGGTCTTGGGATGGCTGATCAGCTTGTCGAAGAACTCCGAGCTGACCAGCGCATGCGCGGTGGTCATGGTCTCGCCCAGCAGGCTGTCCTCGATCGCCCGGAGCGTGGTGCGGACCTTGCCCTGGATATTGGTGCCCGCGGTGCCAAAGACGAAGTCGACCGAGATCATGTCGAGCCCGAACTCGGTGAAGTAGTCGTAGAGCGTGGTGCCGGCCCCGTCCTTCACGATGCCGCGGAGTGCGTTCATCTCCATGTATTCGCGGGTCTGGGCATGCTTGCGGCGCATCAGTGTCAGCTTGCGGTTCATCACCTCGACCAGCGGGTCGGCCGCATCCGAGACACCCAGCGCGGGCATCCCCTGGATGTCGGCAGGCAGGATCACATCGTCGTGGGGGATCCACGGCAGGGCGAAGCTTCGCATGGAGCGCTGCTCGCGGTTGCCGACGGTCGCGGGGGCGCCCAGCGGCACCGAGGGCAGGAGGCTCAGGACGCCCTCGCGTTGTTCGATGACGATGGAGCGCTGGGTGACGCCCTCGAAGCGGAAGAGGCCGATCTGACCGAGGCGGGTGTAGAGGTTGGGCAGGATGTTGATGGCCTGCGTCATCTCGGCGAGCGAATAGCCGCCCGCGTCGAACGGGTTGCGGGTGATGGTCATGGGGAACTCCGAAGAATGAGGGGGCAGTGGAGACGGCGCAGATGGGAACGCGCGAGAGCAGGCCGCCGGATCAGGCGGTGTCGCGCGGGAGGAGTCCGAGGGCGGCCAGTTGGCCAAGCTTGGTGGTGATCTTCGCCCCGTCATCGACCGTGGCGTCGTAGGCGAGGGACGCGCGCGAGACGATGGCGGGGCCGCGGAGAATCACCACACCGACCGCATCCGCGAGTGTGGCGTCGGTGGCATAAAGCAGCACGGCGGCTGCGGTCTGCGCGCCGTCGGATCCTCCAGAGGTCGCGAGCTTGTACTTGCCGCTGGCGGTGATGCGCCCGAGGACGGCGCCGACCGGATAAGCGGTGCCGGCGAGCAGCGTGACGGTCTCACGGGTGTAGTTCGGGTTCACCTCGTATTTGAGGACGTCGCCCATGGTGGGCGGTTGGGTCAGCACGGACATGGGAGGACTCCAGGGCGAGGGGCAAA